AAGGTTCTATGAATTGTTAGATAGTATGAGAGCTATACACGACGCTAAGAGACATGACTACGGCAGCGAAGAGGACATCTTTGCAAACTTTAGAACTTGTGAGCTAGCTGGGGTACCTTCATGGAAAGGATCTTGCATACGTTTAGGAGATAAATTTAGTAGGCTGATGGGGTTTGCAAAAAAACAAGAGTTAAAAGTTAGAGATGAAAGCATAGAAGATACCTTAATAGATATGGCTAATTATGCATTGATTACATTAATACTTTATGAGGAAACAAAATGTCAAAATTTATAAATGATTGTTGGGTGTCATTGATGGACAATCAAGTTAATCCCTTAAGACATATACCGGATGTAGCTGTAAGACATTTAGTAATGCAACTGCTGGCGTGGATGTGGTGCATAATATTCTCCTTCTACGTGGGGTCATGGGTGATATTTGGTATATCTGTTGTAGCCCATGTTATATTAATAGGGGGTATCTGTATTACAGTCGTGACCTTTGAAACATCTAAGAGAAGACCTAATCTGGTTACAGGATTAGGCCGTAAGTATAACGGTGAGCACGAGTAACAAGGAGAAGACTATGGAGTATATGATCTTAATAACAATGTTCTTTCCTAACATAATTAATCCACCTACTTTAGATGGTTTAATTGTGGACAAACACTACGATAAACCTCTTGTATTTTATACAAAGAGGGATTGTAACAACCACATAAAGGAAAACAGATATGACTTAGAAGAGTATGCAATGTATTACTATATGTCAGAATCAGATTTAGAAGTAAAAGATATAATTTGTATTGATAAAAGCTCGTTAGAGTAATGAATATAAAAGAGTTTGTAGATGATTTGGACGTTGTGAACGGGGCTACTCTTAGGATAAATTGCCCCGTTTGTTTTGGACTAAACACTTTTACCGTTAGTAATAAAAACGGTATGTTAATGTGGAATTGTTACAAGGCAGGGTGTAATATTAGAGGTGGAGCACGTACCTATCTTAGTGTAGAAGATATCCGTAAGAGCATTACCGTTAGCAAAAAGACCACAATCAAATGGAGCAAGCCAGATTATGTTGTTAGGGGTTCTTGTAATAAAGATATGGAAAGATTTATTAATGCGTGGAGTTTACAAGGTATGGCTTCTAAACTTTTATACGATGTTAAAGAGCATCGAATCGTTTTTCCTGTTTACGATAATGGGTATCTGGTCGATGGTGCAGGTAGATCATTGGGTAAACGACTTCCTAAGTGGAAAAGATATGGTGAGTCTGGTCTACCTTATAAGTATGGCTCTCATAACATAGCCGTGATTGTGGAGGACGCTATCAGCGCAGCTTTAATTGGATTAAGTGGTAAGGCTACAGGAGTTGCTCTGTTGGGCACCTCTCTGCAAGACACACACAAGGAACCTATAAAGCAATATGATAAGTTGATTGTAGCTTTAGATCCTGATGCGTTACCTAAGACACTAATGATAGCTCAAGAGTTAAGATCTATACACTCAAATGTAAGTGTGTTACGGTTAATAGATGATCTCAAATATAAAAATGATGAAGATATAAATAATTTAGAGAGGTTATTATGGAGTTAGCTTTACTTCGTACATTAATGGATAAACAGTTTTACGATGATCATAGAGGGTCTAAGTGTCCTGATAGATTATTTGGTAAGGACAACCGCAAGATTAAATATGCCTTAGATCTTGCAATAGAAAACTATCAACGAAGTGTTACACCGGATGAGATCGAGGCGTTATTTATTTCAAGTAATCCTTCAATGACCTCTGCTCAGAAGAACTCCTATCAAGAAATATTTAACAGAATAAAAAGAGAGAACGCATTAGGTAAGGATGTAGCACAGGAGGTTCTAGCAAAGTTATTTCAACAGGTTGTCGGTGAGGAGATAGCTAATCTAGGTTTCGATTATGTTAATGGAGCGAAGTCTACTCTTGAACCGTTGCGTGAGTTGCTTGATAGATACACAGATGATTTTATGCCGAACCTTCATGTAGATTGGGACGACATATCAATTGATACTTTACTTTCACAAAATGATTTAGAGACACGATGGAAGTTTAACATACCTGTTTTGTGTGAGAAAGTTGAGGGTGTGAATGCTGGGCATTTGATTGAGGTTGGAGCTAGATCTAACATAGGTAAGACATCCTTTCATGCTAGTATGATAGCGTCACCAAAAGGCTTTGCATCACAAGGTGCAAACTGCATGGTTCTTTGCAATGAGGAAAGATCACCTCGTGTCGGTGCACGATATCTACAAGCTTGTACAGGCATGACCTTGCTTGAGATAAAAGAAGATCCAAAAACCGCACGAGATAGATATGATAAGATTAGAGATAATATTTTTCTTAAAGACGTTACAAATAAAGACATGGCGTGGGTTGAAAGCGTGTGCAAATCTTATAAACCTGATGTCGTAGTGCTTGATATGGGAGATAAGTTAGCGAGAATGCAGGGTTTTACACGGGTAGATGAAGCATTAAAGGCTAATGTTGTTTATGCTAGACAGATAGCTAAGATGTATGACTGTGCTATATTCTATATGTCACAGTTGAGCGCAGAGGCAGAGGGTAGAGTTGATCTTAACCAAGCTATGATGGAAGGTAGCCGTACTGGTAAGGCTGCGGAAGCTGATTTAATGATACTGATCGCTAAGAACCCTCCCGTCCCAGCAGAGAAAGAGGAAAGTCCTGTAAGATATTTAAATATTGTTAAGAATAAATTATCTGGTTGGCATGGTCGTCTTGTGTGTGAACTAGATTATAAAACAGCTAGATATACAGTATAAATAAAGGTATGTGCAGATGAAGCTCACGCTCGACATAGAACACACTGTTACTGAGAGGGACGGTAAGATACACTTCGATCCTTTTGAGCCAGATAATAGTCTTGTAATGATAGGTACACTGACAGATCAAGGAGAGGAAAAACTATTTACTATTTATCATAACTCTGATCATGGACAGCCTACAGAGATAGAGGGAATGAACCTCTTAGGTTTCGATGGTTCTGGTGTGCAAAGTTTACTTGATAAAGCTACAGTTCTTATAGGTCATAATATTGTACACGATCTTGTGTGGTTATGGGAAAGTGGTTTTCAATATGATGGCCCTATCTTTGATACCATGATTGCAGAGTACGTACTGCAACGGGGTCAAAAAAATCCTCTATCCCTTGACGCTTGCGCTCAAAGATATAACTTGAACACACAAAAACTAGACACATTAAAAACTTACCTATCAAAAGGTGTGTCCGTTATGGATATACCTCACGATGAATTAAGTTCTTATCTAAGTGCTGACCTACACGCAACTCAAGAACTATCTGATGCCATAAACATAAGGCTCAATAGTAAGCCAGATGCCGCCTTAAAAGAACCCGTAGTGATGTCAAACAGGGTGGCCCTTACCCTTGCCCGTATATATCAAAGAGGTTTTAAGGTAAACCAAAGTGAGCTGGCAAAAGTTAAGAAAGAATTTGAGGATGAGAAACAGGAATTAGAGTCTGCTTTAGATGAAC